GACTGGTGCCGAAGCACTCTTCAACGAAGCTAAGACTGGCCATTCCGGCGCAGGGGCATCTGCTGGTGATACTTCTGATATCGCAGCAGATGCATTCGGCACTACTGATCCTGCTACTGGCACCGGCTACGGTACTGGTATGGATCTAGCCACTGCCGAGCAGAAAGGTACCGAGTCTGGTACTCCTTGGAACGAAATGAGCTTCAGCATTGCGCGTACCGATGTGTCCGCCACGTCTCGTAAACTAAAAGCTAGCTTCACTCGCGAGCTTCAGCACGATCTTCGCCAGATTCATGGCCTAGATGCTGAAACCGAACTAGCCAACATCCTCTCTACCGAGATCACTGCTGAGATTGACCGTGAACTACTTCGCACCATCAACGTAGCTGCTCAACTCGGTGCTCAGGATTCTGCAGTTCCTGGCATGTTTGACCTTGCTTCTGATTCTGACGGCCGCTGGCTCGTTGAGAAGTTCAAGGGACTACTCTTCCAGCTTGAGCTAGAAGCTAACCAAGTAGCTAAGAACACTCGTCGCGGTAAAGCCAACCGTGTCATCTGTTCTAGCAACGTGGCTTCTGCCCTCAACATGGCTGGTGTTCTTGACTATAACCCACAGCTAGCCGCTAACCTGAATGTGGATGAGACTTCTACCACTTTCGCTGGTGTGCTACTTGGTCGCTATCAAGTTCACGTCGATCCTTATGCTACTCGTGATTATATCACCGTTGGCTACAAGGGCGGCAATGCTTGGGATGCTGGCGTTTACTACTGCCCATACGTACCTCTTGAGATGGTTCGTGCCGTTGGTGAGGATTCTTTCCAGCCACGCATCGGCTTCGCCACTCGCTATGGTATCATCGCCAACCCTTATTCCAGCACACTTGCCAATGGCAGTGCTAAGGCTGGTAAAGGTCTTGGACAAGGTGAGAACGAATACTTCATCAAGTTCGCTGTCGCCAATCTAACCGGCTAAACATAGCTTAAGTTAGAGCAGAGAGGGCCCTAGGGCCCTCTCTTTTTGTATATCCGTATAGCGGTTCACTCCTGGTCTATCTCTTTATTATACATAACGAATTTAATTAATCCACAGTCATATATCCTATAAATCTTGTGCTCGTCCATATTTTCAAACTCTGACTTGGCAGGATCATAACGTTCGAGCTTTTGTTTCATCTTATCATGTGTAAATGATTGGCGATGTTGACGCCTGGTGCCTACCACATACGAGTACATAGGAGCTGATCGACTCACTTCAGTGAAACCTGTAGCATGATACAGATCCCCGTTAGACCATCTTCTATCTGCGAATGTAATGATAGAGGTCCATCGATTGTGACGTTTGAAGTGTGTGAGAAGCTTTGAGAAGCCACCTACTACATCCTGCGATGTTGCGTATCTTGCAAGGTCCCATTCACCGTCACCCATTCTTTTAAAGCTGATGGCAGCTACTATCTCTTCTTGGTGCTTGAGAACGTACACAACAGAGGCGGTAGGCATATGACCTTGAATGTGATGTTTGTCGTAGAACTCTTTGATATCAGAATTAGATACCTGATGGCAGGTGGTATTCCTGGCATATATACGCTTACGTTCGGAAACGCCTAGGATGCATCTCAGTTTCGTCTCCACGATATCTCTTTTATGCTCCCATTCATCAGAAAACACGTGGATGAGGCGAATCCCTCTTTTATCTGCTCGCTTTGTCTTGTTTAGATGATAGTTCTTGTGAGTGTTATATGATGAGTGATGAAAGATTCCGTTATATTCAATTCCGATGTTAAGAGACGGAATCCAAATATCCATCTCCTTTCCATCTAGCACCGAGCGATTGGAGTGGTTGACCTCTATGTCAGGTGGAAGAATAGAGCGAACAAAGTCGTACAACTCAATCTCTGGTTTGGAGCGAATCGTATCGCTGTTCTCATAACGGTCGTAGGAGCACTGCGGGCATCCTAGCTTCTCATTGAAATGGTTGAAGAAGTTAGTTTCCCATGGCCCGTGCTTTCTGCAAATCACCACAATGCGCGACGTGGCATTTTCATGACCGTCTACTAGTGAATAATCGTACAGGTCACCCCATACTGATCGAAACCTCTCCAACCATTCATCACGTGTGATTCTATGTTGGGCAGATAGCGCTTCCTTCTTACATTCTGGACACGGGTAGGTAGATCCTAGGTGATTCTGCGGTCGCTGTGTGAATGTGATGTCATGTCTCTTACAACGAAATCTCACTGGGGTCATCATATCTACATATTCTGTCATATTATAATCGAGGATATCACCGTGTATTTTCTTTGACTCGTCAATGAACGATTGTGTCGTTCTTCGCTTCTTCTTCTCGGAGCAGTGGTTTGAGTAAGGAAATACATCTAACGGGCTATCTATTCTGAGATTTTCGTTTGGTGTGTGGTATGTAGATCCACATATGCTGCACGCGGGCAGTTCACCTACATCACACAGCACATGCCATAGACGAATCTTGAACTTGGTTCTAGCAGGTAAAAACGAAGTAGCACTCATCACCTTATGGTATATATGACCGTAATTCTCAGATTTTACCTGCCGTATAGCCTGCGCACTCTTACAGTATTTTGATTTGATGAATTCAAGTTCATTGTCAGTGAATTGATCACGAATCATGATATTACCTTCAATAACATCCCACTAACAGAATCGCTTTCGGCCTAATCATATAATCGTATCTGTTATAAAACTCTCTAGCTTCTTCAACACGAACAGATTCAAAGACTAGAGTATCTGCAACAATTCCTTTCATGGCACACTCATTCGTACTAATGGATTTAACATTAATATGCGATGGTTGGTACAAATTCCTATCATAATGCTTCACCCTACAATGATTATGTACAATTAGTAGATGGTTAGGTTCATCTTTAAGAATCTCTGCAAGTGCTGTTGTATGTCCGCATTGCCTTCCAAGATTAACATGAACAGCAAAATCCCAACTTGGATGAAGAGTACCAGCGACCTCCATTGACCGTTGCCCTTGAACTTTGGCAACTTCTAGCATGGATTCAATAAGTTCTTTTGTCTTGAATGTAGTAACAGTTTCAACAAGTTTCATTGTTCAATCCTCATAGTAAACAATAGTCACAGCCATTCCTTTTGATTTAGCTTTGGTAATCATATCCTTAGTGCCTCTAGATTGCCCATCCCAGAATGCAAGCAAATCTGTTCCAATTTCTGCCATCTCTGAGTTTCGAATTGGCCCAGCAGCACGACCGTGCTCACCCCACTTGGCAAGATATCGAATCAATGGAAGATCATATAGAAGAGCATATGCCTCTCCCATTGTGTCTGCACCTTTGGCGCCACCAGAGACAATAGCAACCTCATCATCAATACTCTGAACACATTGATGAATCTGCTCATATGCGAGGACATAATCAGAGAAGTTCCTTCCTCCAGCCACAATCAGATATCTCATATCATTCGTCTCCGATGATCGTATTCCCTCATCCTCTCTTGTAGATACCCTTTAGTTGTCCCTAACATATCGGCAACATCCTTTAATGCAAATTCATATACATCTATAATAAAATCTTCAGTGTCTTTAAAATTGCTGTCTTCATCTAGGACAAATTCCATCTTTCTATCAGAAACAAGTGACCTGAAGATTTGTCTTCGCCCTTCTTTGTATTTTGCAGGTTTAATAACATCTTCATACTTACCCGCATCTATGGGCAGTAGTTCCATATCAATCCAACGGATATATTCACTCCCCGGATCATTCACCCTATGACATTTTAAAATAGTAATCATAGAAAATCACCACCTTTTGGTTTTCACAAGCGACCACGAATCAAAGTCAAGCTTATCATATTTGTTAATGAAAAAGTTGATCGAGTTTGTATTCTTTGTGGCATACAACTCCATCTGTTGTTCGTCTGGATGGAAGATACCAATGAACTTATCACCTTTCCACACAACACGAGAGCCCTGTGCATCCAATTCTTCAGATGTGTACTTCTCTCCAGGAATCTCCATGTTCTCTAGAATGGCATGACAATCATATACACTATAAGTCTTATACCGAAATACAATCATACTTTAAGCTCCAGAAGAAAATTTACGCCACTCAATTATGCTCTTGATGTGAAATCCCCGATTACCTAGTTCTTTCAATGTGCGTTCAATGAATTCCACCAACGCTTTTTGTAGCGTAACAATGTCATTCACCATTGTCAACTTTGGATCGGAAGCAAGATACTTGTCAATATCTGATTTAAGAATCTTTTCATGGAGTAGACCGTACTTTGCATAATATTGATCATCTTGCTTCCCGTTATATGCCTTCCAGCGCTCCATTCGAATCTTTTCTTTGAAGCCATACAACTCTTTGAGATTGATGGTCTCATCGGTAAACATGGTAAGCCACTTGGTGTGAAGCTTTGGAATATCAAGGAGTGCTCGGTCTAGATCAAATTCATCAATCTCTAGGTCTTTGGAAGCCATGTCTTTGACTTGTTGAAGTCGTTCTTGGATACCTGATTGGATGTCTTCAAACTGGGCTTTTACATCATCCGGTATATTGTTCATCAATAATCGTCCCGTCGGCTAATTGGATATGGAATTTATTGAAAGCAAATGTTACGTCTGTCACAAGAACATTTGAACCATCATCGTTGACTGCAAGTTGAGCTCCACCTAGTTCAATAGGAAAGCAGTCACCGTAAACAAATCGAGTGCTTGGTTGATTCTGTGCATCGAGAGTGACGAGCTCGCATGGCTTAACTTGTGATAGATGAGCATCGTTTGAATTCTTACATAACATCATCCATTTGAAGATTTCCACCCATTCGTTGTAATCTTCTGATAGGACGATTCCTACTGTTAGCGGTCCATTCTCAACTTTGTTTGACGGGAGTTTGAGATCTTTGGCACCTGTCATGAACGGTGCTTGTCCCATCGTCAATTCGTTAATATTACTCGACTGAGCAGAGAATGTCAACTCTCTATTGGCTCCAATGGTGAACAGATAATTTGTTGATCGTGCTTCGTTCTGATGTCCTAGGCTCATATGGTTCTCTCTTTGTCTCCTTGTGTCTCTCCGTTGTTCTCTGGTCTACCTGTGTGCTGGTTCAGCTGTGAGGAGATCATTGGAGAGACACAAGGAGAGATGTTTATGGTTATGTGTGATATCAAGACTATAAATAATCACGTACCTATATTTAAAGGAAGTCTCTATGAAGACGTTTAGATCATTTATCAACGAGCAGATGACGCTGAAGCCAGGTTTTGTGTTGAGCCGAGATCAGATGCCTCAGATCAAGAATATCGATCATTTTGTCAACTTCATCGAGCGTCAGGATATCGATGTCTCACGTGAAGAGGAGTGTGATGTATCTTCGCTACGACCGACACAATTCGAATATGATAAGTATAAAGTATATAACATTAAGATGGACTGGCGCAAAGATCCAGGTTCTGTATCGAATACCGCTCCGATTATTGCATCACAGGATGGATTTGTTTTAGATGGGCATCATCGATACTTTGCTGCTCATCAATCTGGCACCTACATTCCCTGTATTACAGTGCATCTCGACATCAATAAACTGCTAAGACTATCGATGGATTATAAGGACATGTATGGTTGATATCACCATTCGCAAGATTAACGAGACATGGATGCGCGTAACGTGCTCAGAAACTTATATGGAACTCGACATCCAAGATAGATTCTCGTTTAAGGTAGCTAATGCGCAGTTTGATCCTCGTGTTAAACGCGGCGTCTGGGATGGTATTAAGAAGCTATACAATCGCCGTGATAAGAAGATGTATGTGGGTTTGCTGTATCAGCTTCTAGAGTTATGTGATCAAAAATCATGGTCGGTGGACGTTGATCCAGCGTTATCACCCAACGAGGATGTATTAGACAGTAATGATGTCCTTCATATTATTGATAGTGTCATCCAGCCGCACGATAATGGTCAGTCTCTTAACCTATACGACTATCAGGTTGAAGCAGTTCAGTACATGATGAACATGGATCGTTCCGTGGTGCTGTCAGCTACTTCAAGTGGTAAGTCTCTCATTCTTTATACCGCTGTGCGTATGTACCAGCTCATGGAAGAGATGCATGGAAAGACCATCTTCATCACAGTGCCCTCTGTGTCACTGGTAGAGCAATTGTACTCTGATTTTGAGAACTACTCCACCTTTGAGGGGTCTTATTGGCATGTAAACCGTTATTGTCAGAAGATCAGCAAAAAGTACTCTAAGCAGATCACTAAGCAGATTGTCATCACCACATGGCAATCTATGGCTAAATTGCCACATGATGTATTTGATAGCATCGGTGCTATCTTCATTGATGAAACGCATTCGGCGTCTGCCGACGTCCTTGGCAAGCTTATTGAAACTGCTACCAATACTCCTATTCGTCATGGGCTTACGGGCACCCTCAATGGATGCGAGTGTGATGAGTTGGTCATTCAGGGGCTGCTAGGACCGTCTAAACGCATTGTAACCGCTAAGGATATTATTGACAAGGGCCGCGCCTCTGACATCGAGGTTAAGATGACCGTGCTCAAGCATCAGCAAGAAGATCGTAAGATGCTGCATCAGATGCGCAAAAATCTACGAGGATCGGCTCGATATCAAGCTGAGGTAGAGTACCTCAATCAACACGAAGATCGCCGCCAATTCATTCAAGGGATGGTAGACTCTCTTGAGGGTAATACTCTCGTTCTCTTCGACCGTGTTGAGGGATACGGTAAAGAGATGTATGAAGAGTATCTATCAGCTCACCCAGAATCATCGTTTTTGATTATCGGTGATGTGGATAGCGACGAGCGTGAAAGAATACGTCAGCGAATGGAAGACGCTGAAGATAGTGTCATATGGGCTTCGTATGGGACAATGTCCACCGGGGTGTCGATTAAGAAGCTTCATAACCTCGTGTTGATCTCTTCTTCTAAGTCAAAGATACGTGTTCTGCAATCGATTGGTCGTTTGATGCGTCTTCATAAAGACAAGGATAAGGCGATCATCTATGATGTTGTTGATGATATGACTTACGATGGTGATCCTAACTACACGCTATCACATGCCGCTACACGGCTCAGCTTCTACCAGAACGAGCAGTTTGAAGTAGACTTTATTAACATCAACCTCTAATACCTTCTCTCCCTGTGTCTCTCCTGTTCTGCCGTCGGCCTATACCTTGGTTCGTATTATATGAAAGAATAGGAGAGACGCAAGCTCTCCTCGATCTCCCTATATGTACTAGGTGTTATTGACCTGTCGACTCTCTTTATAGGTAATAACTCTCACCCTTCACCGCCCGTATAGTCAAAATCTATAAAATTATTTCGTGGTTTCAGATGTCTAATGACTTAGACAGTGCATTCGACGATGGGGAAACTGAGGATGTAGGATCTGCATAGCATCTCCAATCATCCGTAGGAATCATCACGCGTTTTGATTATAGTTAAAATATATTAAAG